ATTATCTTGCCTTAAAAAGTTTTGATTGTGTTGATTAGTGTCTGTAACTCTCTTCAATAAATAATCTTTTGATTGGCAAACTGGAATGTGTTGCTGCACTTTATATTCTAGGTACTGGAGCATCTGATCAGGTGTTAATCTTAATCTGTGTGCATCTGAGAGCTGATTTTTAATGTGAAATTCGGTGATTTCTCTATTTTCGGTATTTTCATCAACTGTGTACCAAATAGTGAAAAAAGGTATTCCAGCTGCCTTGGCCATAATTTTATATGGTCTGTTTAGCCATCCTGATTTACCTCTAAATTGATTATCTCTATTATAAATTAAGTCCGCCAGTAGGAGTGGTTGAGCACATGCTGGACAAATAGCCAATTTATCAAGATCTGTATAAGCTATGCCATTATGTTGATTTCTATGCCAATATGAATAAGGTGTTACTAATTGGTTAAAATACTGATTTCTAGCCATATTTAGGCACTTAGCGGCTTCAGATAGATAGTCAACTAAATTGTTATCCAATGTGGATAATATCCTTTACTTTACAATATTTATAACTATATAAGGTTGAATTATGGATCTTCATATAAAAGAAGAAAAACTTGGCAATTTTAAGAATGTTGCTGAACTAATTGATTTCAAAATTTTAAAATTTGCTCCTCAAGGATTACTTGGAATAGGTAAAGCAGATGTAATGCTTTTATATAAAAAGCAACCTGGTGAAACAAATAAAGAGCAAAAAAGATTAATTATATATGGTCCAGAAGATGCAGTTTATCAAACAGCATTAAATAAAATTTCTCAGAAAAAAAATCCAGCAAAAGCAAATCAATTACAAGAAAGATTTAAGCATGAGTGGAAAAATACTGATTACGAAACTACTTCACCGCAACCATCAACATTATTTAAGCATAAACTTTTTAATTTAGGATTAAACGCAAAAAGATTTTCAGAGCTTTCAGGAGTTCCAGCTGGATCTGTTTATCATCATACATCTGGAGGAAGAGAAATCTCAAGAGAAACTGCTATTGAATATGCAGATAAATTAGGTTGTGATCCAGTTGATTTAATGTTCGATAAAAAAGTTGTTCCTATTTGGAGTAAAGTAAATTTATTAAAGAGAGTAGAGTTAGATGATTATTATGCTCCAGGTAGATTATATTCTTACACAATAGTTAAAGAAACAGACACTGTTGAGTATGCACATATTGAAGGTGAAGAACATAGAACCCAACCTTTAGAAAAAGTTGTAGTTCCAAGAGATATTTATAGAGAAGATATTAAAGCTATTAAAGTTGAAGCAAGAGGATCAATGTATCATAATAAAGTTCTTTTTTATTATAGAGCTTCAGATAAAACTGGTGATTACTTAAATCAACTTTGTGTAGTTGGAATTGATGTTGAGGTTATGCCAGATGTTCATGACACACATTATTATTTTGGATTGTATGAAGAGATTAGAGGACAAAGTAATTTAGTTAATCCAGATCCTTTTGTAAGCCAAGAAAGTAAATTTATTTTAAAAAATTTTAATCCTAAATTCATTGCTCCAATAGTTGCAACACTTAATCCAACTGCTGTTGTGGACCAAACAAAATTAAAAAAATCTATACCAGCATCTGCACTTGTTAATAAAGAAGAAGAATTAAAGATGCAGCTAAATCAAAAGCATGCTGAAATTGGAAATTTAAAAAAGAAATTAGAAGATACTGAAGCTGCCGCAAACAACATGGCAAAAAAAAGCAAATCTATATCTGATGCAAATTTAAAAGTAGCTCAAGAATTAGGTAAAGCTCAAAGAAAAGCTGAAGAAGAGGTAAATATACTTTTACATAAAGTTAATGAAATTACTGAAAGAATTAATAAAGACATGATTGAAAAAACTAAAACTAATTTTCTTCCACCGCTTTTTGATAAAGAACAAAAAATTATGAATAAGATTAAAAACGATTTAAGAATTGTAAGAGGTGGTAAAAAATAATGAATTGGAAAAAAGATAAAGAAGGTAATTTATTTACTAGCCAAGCTGGAGCTGCTGATTATGTTGGAATGGCAAGATCTTCTTTTCAATATCTTTATAAAGGAACTTTAAATGAGCAATTTAAACCAAAATATAAAATTTATTTTGGCAAACAAATATATTGGAAAACTGATTTAGATGAGTGGAAGAACAAAACAGCAAACATTAAATTTAGTTATAAAAAAAGACAGAAAAAACAACCAAAGGAAAATACGAAACTGCCAAAGTTATCAAACGTAACAAAGTTTCCTAACCAAACAAAGTAGCCACCAATCATTATCCATTCTGGATAACTAGCTTTACATTTAATCTGAGATAATTAAATAAGATCTCATGGAATTAAATATTAATAAGGAGTTGCAAGATCCTCTTAACGAAAAAACTTTACCTCTCTTCGCAGAAAAATTAAAAATCTCTCACTTTTCACCAACACAATTTGCTTTACCTGATAGTGCATGGTTATTCAGATATGTTTGTCTAACTCAGGAACAAAGAAGATTATTATTAAAATCTAATTCAGCAATGGAAGCTGGCAAAAGAGTAGGAGAAGCTCTTCAAAGAAATTTAGCTGATACAATTTATAAATTAAATCCACTTACAAAAAAAGTTGCACCAACAACAAATGAAAAAATTAGTTTGGATAATGCTATCCAAGAACAATTAGAAATTTTTAAAGATTACAATCCAGTCGATGACAAAGACAGCGATAAAAAAATAAAATATATGGAAGAAGTTCCAGAAATTATTCGCAATGCTTATGCTGGATTAAAAGAACTAGCGATAGCAAGTCCTATCACTTGTGAAAGACAAGTTAGTATAACAGCCGACAGCTTGGAGAACTCTTTTTATATGGCTTCTCCAGTTCTTCCTGTTGTTGGTCGTATTGACTTTGATTTTGGTAATAGTCAAATGAGCTTAGGTGAAAATCCTACATCAACTGATAAACAATCAGGTTCTGATGCCTTTCTTCCTCATAAGATTATTGAATTAAAAACAAAGTACAGCAAACTTGGCAAGATCAAGAAGGATGGAAACAGGTCTTTTATTGTTTCACCTGTACCAGCTATCGCTAGTTTTAATCATTGTGTTCAGTGTGCAGTGTATGCTGCACATTGGAATTTTAAAGTACCAGTTTATTTACTTTATGCTGTTCAAGGTGGTTATCAAATTTTTGATAGTACCAACTGCAAGCATTTAACTGTTGAAGGTATGAAAAAGAATTTACAAATAATGAATAGAACTTTTATTAGAAGAGAAAAATTATTATCCCAATTCCAACAAGAAAGTAGAGAAGAAATTATTGATCATGCAATAGATATGATTGATCCTAATTTTGATCATCCATTTGCTTGGAATGGATTGCCAGAGGATCTCCTCCAGGAGGCAAAGGAATTATGGAAAGTAAATTAATTAAAGAATTTTGCAGACAGTTAAAAGCTGATCAACAAAATAAAGCTGCAATAAAGCAGCGATTAAAAATAGCACTAATCATAGGAGGTATTATAATATGTCTAATGCTAATGATAAGCTAGTCCAGGCTAATAATGAATTTAAAAAGTCATTAAATGGAAAAACCATCTCAATACATGGTAAAGAATATGCAACAGTAGCTTTAAGAGTTGCTATTGCTAGAAGAGTTTTAGGAACTGCACTTGATGTTGTAACTAAAATTGTAAGTATTGATAAAGACACTGTTGTTATGCAAGCCGACATCATTATTGATGGAAAGCATGTATCAACTGGTCATGCTGAGGAAAATAGAAAAGCAAGTCGAATAAATACTACCTCAGCCTTGGAAAACGCAGAAACATCTGCTGTTGGAAGAGCTCTTGCTTTTTGTGCTTTTATATCTGATGGAATTGCATCAGCTGAAGAAGTTTCTACTGCAATAGAGCAGCAAGATAAAAAAATCCAATCAGCACTGAAAGACTTAAATGCAGTCAGTCATGCTGGTAATTTTAAGGAATGGATTTCTAATAATAAAGTTTTCTTATCCGATCTGAAGGCTAACAATCCAATTATCTATAAAGATTTTATGGAAAAGTTCACCTCAGTTAAATCAAATCTGCAAACTAGAGGAGTAATCTAAAATGTCAGATACACAAACCGCAGCAACAGCTGCACCAGCAAAAGAAAGACCAGATCTTGGAGCTGCTTTTATTGCTGTAAATAAAAAATCTCCACAGTCATACGATATGTCAGGAACTATTGTTGTTGATGGTGTTAAGCATCGATTTGGTGCTTACAAACAGAAAGCAAAAGGTACTGGCAAGATGCCTGAAGGTACTGAGTTCTATACTTTTTATAGAGTAGAGAAAGCAGATGATCCAACAGCATTTAATCCATCTGAGCTGGAGGCATAAGTGAATCCAGATAAATTTAAAAGTGTAGCGATTAACATCGCTACATACAAACTCCTGGAGGAACTTTCTCAAAAAAAATTTGAGATGCCTATTTCAATGAGCAAGACAGTAGAGTTCTTTATTCAAAAAGGACATGAGGATTTTAAAAATGGTAAAGCTAAATCTAAATAAAAGATTAAGTGAACTAGAAAAATCCAGACAAGAGGATTATGGATCTTTCAGTCGCAATATGAAAAAAATTGCTGCTGCTTGGTCCATCCTCTTAGATCCTTATTTAAAAAAAGACATTCCTGGTCATGTAATTCCACTTCTTTATGCTCAGGCAAAACTAATAAGAGCAACACACAAATTTAAAATAGACACCTATGATGATGCGTTGGCATACATAGTACAAGCACATGACATGCACAAAGAAAAAGATGAAGAGATTAATACCGATGAGTTACTTGGAATGGAAACTGAACCAAGAACTGGCAAACAGATCGACATGGAATAAAGATGAAAAATTTTACAAAGAATATCAAGAGTACCTAAAAAATGAGTACAGAAAAAGACCACCAACAGGAGATTAAAATAGCAACCAACATTTTAAAATTTCCAAATCAAAAAGAAAATGAACAGTTAAAAAAACAAAGAGATGATCATGCTGTTTGTATTCAATCAATCGCACAAAAAATGAGTGCTAAAAATTTCGATCAATTACCTTTAACTTATGTAGAGGTATTATTGTTATCTAATCATGGTGAAACAATAGAGTTTCCCCCAAACATAGCGGCAAGACTAATTTCAGTTCTTGCTACATCATTAAACCGCAACTCATTTATGGAGGATTTATTATGAGTAGAAAAAAAAGAGAAAGCTACTCTC